GTCGGTCTTTTCCTTTTTTATTGGGGGGCATATATGAAAATATCCGTCATCGTTCCATATTACGAAGCTGAAAAATGGATTCGACGATGTTGTGAATCGCTTCACAACAACAAGGGTGAGTTCGAGTTCATCTTCGTCAATGACCGCAGTTCCGACAAGAGCGAGGACATCGTCAAAGAGTTCGCAGAAGTCGATGATAGATTTCTCATGTACGACAATAAATACTCTAAGGGAACATCCGGAGCGAGGAACACAGGACTAGATCTCGCGACAGGAGACTGGTTCTGCTTTCTGGATGCTGACGATGAGTATGCATCAGGAGCGATAAATGTTATTAACGCATCGGTCAGGATGTATCCTGAAGCAGACCTCATACAGCTTAATCACGTCAGAGTGGCATCTCAAGGAGTACAGATGCCGAGGATGTTTAATCCTAGTGGTAAGTATCCGCTCAACAACCTGCCGAAGCTCTGGATGAGCTCATGCAACAAGCTCTTCCGTGCAGATCTGATCAAGGATATTCGATTCAAGGAAGGTCTGTGTCACGGCGAAGATGAGATATTCGTTCTTGAATGTCTCAAGAGAACGCGCTGCATCTACAACAGCGAACACATAGTACTGCAATATCACAAAGATAATCCGAACAGTCTCTCGACGACGACATCGTTCGATGACCTGCTCGGCGAACAGAGAGCACTTCTGGACTTCCTCGATAAGTACAGAGACGACGGCGAGATAACATTCGCTATCCGTCAGCGTATGACGGAACTGTGGAACAACGCAGTATATAAACGAACATTTGGAGGCTAAACGAATGGAATACAAACATATAGTGATGTGCGGTGGCAAATACGAAAAATGGGATATACCCAAACCAATGACACCGATCAAAGGTGAGCCGATCGTCGCACGAACGATCAGGCTCCTGAGAGAGAATGGTGTCAATGACATCGCGATAAGCTCGAACAATGAGCTCTTCGAACAGTTCGGAGTTCCTGTCCTGCATCACGATAATCCATTCACTCTTCCGAAAAACGGAAGAGCAAAAACACCTTGGCTCGATGCCTTCTATCCGATGGCCGAGCCTGTTTGCTACATCTTCGGTGATGTGGTCTTCAGTCCGGAAGCGATCAAGAAGATCGTCGAGACGGACACGGACTCGATTGAGTTCTTTGCATCGGCTAAGCCTTTGCCGAGGATTTATCCGAAGCGCTGGGCAGAACCTTTTGCCTTCAAGGTAAAAGACACGAAACAGTTCTTCAAGGCGATTGGAAAGACAAAGGCACTTGATGAGCAGGGCAAGTTCAAAAGACAGCCGGTCTCATGGGAACTTTGGCAGGTTATCAAAAGAACACCTCTCAACAAGGTGGATAATACAAACTATATCAGGATCAATGACTATACCTGCGACATAGACGTGCCTGAGGATGCTGTCAAGTTTGAGGCGATTATATGAGAGATATTGTTTACATCCTCAAGGATGACATAGCGACAGAAGAGCTGCGATATAGCCTCCGAAGCATTGAGAAGAACTTTCCTCATCGCTTCGTCTGGTTCGTCGGAGGACAGCCCCAAGGACTGAAGCCGGACAGGTTGGTTCGGCACACTCAGTTCGGTGCAAATAAGTGGTTGAAGATCAAGTCTTCAATGCTTGAAGTCGTCAAACATGAAGAGCTCTCTGATGAATTCTTCCTTTTTAATGATGACTTTTTTGTCACAAAACCCTTTGAAAAGGAGTTCGTGAACTTCACGGACAGGACATTGGCAGACAGAATCGAGGACTTTCGAAGAGAGAATCCTCGCCTGAATAGGTATGCGATGTCATTAGTGCAGACTAGAGAAGAACTAAAAGCACAAGGTTATGGAACCTTGAACTTCGAGGTGCATCTCCCGATGCTCTTTGAGAAGAACAAAGTTGAAGCAGCTCTTTGCAGATGCTTCTCTCCGCAGATGAGAAGCCTCTATGGGAACATAGTAGGATGCAAGGTGAAAGACCGAAGGGATGTGAAGGTCAACAGCCTCAGCGATATTCCCTACGGAATGGACTTCGTGAGTACGAACGATGTGACGTTCACCTATGGCAATGTAGGACAGTATCTCAGGAATCTATTCAAGGATCCGTCACGGTTCGAACAGAATGGACAGGGGGTGGAGTGATGCCTGTTCACAGATCATCCCGGTGGCCATATGTCAGGAGGCTGGCATGGGACCGGGATAGGAAGTCCCGAGCGGTGTGTCATATATGCGGAGAGCGAATTGACTATTCGATTCCAGCTTCGTCGGCTCCGATGTCTTGGGAACCTGATCATCTCGTTCCTTGGAGCCGCGCACCTGAACTTGAACTTGATCTCAACAATATAGCAGCATCCCATATGCGCTGCAATCGTCAACGAGGAAATGGAACGAATTCAGATGTCGGCAAGCGGTCAAGAATTTGGTGAGGACGGGACGGTATCCCGGAGGGAGGGGCTGTCGAATCTCAAAAACGGAACGTATGTTCGGACTCTTTCCGCCCGCAGTCTTTTCCCTCCCCCGTAGTCTTAAATATTTTTTTTGTGGCGCGGATGTAACAATGATCAGTTCCATGTGGTGGCTCGACAGTAGTGAGTTTATTAGCTTTTTCTATTTATGGATTCTCAATGTGGAAAGAAGAAAGGAAAAACCATGGAGATAATTAAATTACCTATATCCGATTTAACAGCAGATCCCAACAATGCGAAGGAACATCCCGCTTCTCAGGTGGAGCAGATTAAAGAAAGCATTAAGCAGTTTGGCAATCTTGATCCAATCGGCATCTGGGGAGACGACAACTTGATCGTTGAAGGTCACGGGCGATATGAAGCTCTTAAGTCTTTAGGCTACGAAGAAGTTGAGTGCATCAGACTGGACTCTTTGAGCGAAGAGGAAAGGAAAGCATACGCACTGGTACACAACAAGCTGACGATGAACAGTGGTTTTATTCCTGAAGCACTGGAGATGAACCTTGAGAAAATCGGTGCGATCGACATGAGTCTGTTTGGATTTGAGACTCAGCTTGAAATGTCCACCGAAGTTGTTGAGGACAATTTTGATGCCGAGGTTCCTCAGGAACCGAAGGCGAAGAAGGGACAAATCTGGCAGTTAGGCGATCATCGCCTGATGTGCGGAGATGCAACATCATTGGATGATATATGGGCTCTGCTCAATGGATACGAAGTAGATCTTGTGGTTACCGATCCGCCTTACAATATGAACTATCAAGGATCCGGCAAAACGAAGGATCGCGCCTCGAAGCGAATTATGAACGACAATATGAGTGAATCTGATTTTGATCAGTTCCTTTATGACGTTTATGTGAACTATGCGACATGCATGAAAGATGGAGCTTCGATATATGTGTTTTATAAGGAACTCGGTACCGGTGTCTTCATCAAGAAGATGGTCGAAGCCGGGCTTACTTTTAAGCAAGAGTTGATTTGGGTGAAGAATCAGATTGTGTTGGGCGGCTCTAAATATCAAAGCATGTATGAGCCATGCTTGATGGGATGCCGTGGTGATAAGATCGCGAAGTGGAATGGAAAGCGAAAGCAGCGTTCTGTTATGGAAACTATCGACTTCATGAGCGAGGGTGAGCTTCGAGATGCTGTTAAGGAATTATTGAGCTTGACGGAGACGGATATCATCCGGGAACACAAGCCATTGAAAAATGAGCTTCATCCGACAATGAAGCCGATCAGACTTTTGGCGAGGTTAGTTTCTAACTCATCCAATCCCGGAGATGTGGTTTTGGACTTATTCGGTGGAAGCGGATCGACAATGATCGCCTGTCAGCAACTTGGTAGGAAGAGCTTTTTGATGGAATTAGATCCAAGGTTCTGTGACGTGATCATAGAGCGTTGGGAGACCTTTACTGGCAAGAAGGCGGTGTTGATCAATGGATGAGCAACGCCATAAATTTGAAGCTGAAATCTGCAGGCTGAAGAAAGCCTGCAGGGAAACAAATTCAGAATATCTAAGGAGAGACTATTCGAAAGCAATCAAGAGAATGATTCGCGAGCTTCGCACTTATGATTCTTTTAGAGCGGAGGTGAGATGATGAAAACGGCTGAGGAAATATGCGCCAATGTTAATGGTGAAATAAAGGACCAAGCGAAGACATTGGCAGAAGCAGTGCTTGCTATGCAAGAAAAAATAGAACAGCAGATCCCAGTTTACAAACACATGCCACTCGCACAGCAGGTGACGGTAGGAACTGGAGAGAAGATGCTTAGACAGAACCCTGCGACGCAGGAATTCAGAGCGACAGTTCGCGATTATGCGGCTTCGCTTAATAACTTGAAACAAATTCTGGAAGAGGAGAGAACGACCCCAGGCATATCTCCTGTTGAAAGTCTTAGAAGCCGCTTTAAAGTAGGCTGATCATGATGGGAAAGACAGTGCCGCGTTTGTGGACACGGCCTCTTAGGAAATTAACTCCCAACACTTCACTTGGATATGCTGCGATCGAGTATGCAAAGAGCATCCTGGGGATGGATTTATATCCATGGCAGGAATGGGTGTTAATACATTGTTTAGAGATAGTCGGAAGCCTGACGAAAGAATGGCGATTTAGATATCGTACAGTTTTGATTATGGTATCCCGACAAAATGGAAAAACGGAGATATCCAAGGTGATCGCTTCGTTTTTCTTAAACGTATTGAGAGTTGAAGCCGTTTTTGGAACGTCTTTGTCGATGGATAAAGCTGAAGAAGTCTGGGAGGCTGTGATAGCTGAACAAGAAACACACGAATCTCTGGCTTCGGATATTCAACAAATAGCCAGACGTAACGGTGGCAAGAAGCTGATCTTGACAGGGTTAAGGACTTACAAGGTCGGCGCACCGACAAGAAGAGCAGGACGTGGCGATGCCAACGATCTTGTTATGCTCGATGAACTTCGTGAGCATCGCGACTGGGAAATTTGGTCCGCTTCCGTAGCTTCAACGAATGCGAAGCCGAATGGAATGGTCATGTGCTTCTCGAATGCGGGCGATCCCGACAGCATAGTGCTGAGACAGTTGAGGTCTCAGGCGTTGGAAAAGATAAGCGGCACAAAGTCGAGCGACTTCGGAGGAAGTGTTGATGCAGATGCACTCGGATGGTTCGAGTGGTCTTCTCCTGACAAGGCAGAGACCAACGATCTCGAGGCACTTGCCCAAGCGAATCCTGCGCTCGGCTATGGATTATTGACAGAGAGAGCTCTTCTCTCGAATCGTGACACCTTCCCGGAATCGAAGTTCCGTTCCGAATGTATGTGTCAACAGGTTGAGACGATCCTTCCGGAACCATTCCCGGACGGTTCATGGGAAGGCGGCAAGAACGAGGATTCGTTCATCGTTCCCGAATCTCCTTTGTGGTTCGGCATAGATATGTCACAGGACAGGAAGTACACCGTCATCGCAGTCTGCGGAATGCGAGAAGACGGGAACTACCATGTTGAGATCGTAGACAGAAGGATCGGTTCAGAGTGGGCTGTCGATTGGTTCCGTGCTCGCGTAGGCAAATATGGCGGCATGAACTTGGCATTCCAAGGACGTGGCGCACCTGTTAGCGGTCTCGCTGAACAGATCTGCACGATTGAAGGGATCACGAGGTGCTCGCAGGAAGGTCCTGCTTTGACTGCAGGATGGAATCGTTTCTGGGATGCAGTAGCGGCTTGCGGTCCCGATGACAACAGAGGCGGAGTGAAAGTGTATCACTTGCCACAGCCCGTGCTCGATGCACCGGGCAGAACATGCCAGATGAGGAATCTTGGCGGTGGAGTAATGCTTCCGGACAGAGTAAAGAGTCCGGACGATATAGGACCGTTAATGGCTTGCGCGATGGCATACGCTGCTGCCTCGGCAATAGTTAAGAGTGAGAAGAAGGTGTACGAATCAGCCTACGCGAATGATGCTTCCCTTCTTTTCATTTGAAAATAAGAAAAGAATGGAGGTATCGAAGTGATGCCCAGTATCATGGAACGCTGGAGAACTTTTAAGCGACCGGCAGTAGTGAATATCACCATATCGGGCGATGCTTCAACACAGGTGTTGAACTACACGGCGAAGCAGCTTTATCAAACTCAAGATAATCTGCAAGCCGTCATCAACTTCCTGTCGAACAGCATCGCGCAGCTCCCTTTGAAGGTCTACGTCCGCGACGGCGAGAACGAGAGAAGGCGAGACCGAGATAGCGTCGCGGCCGAGCTCCTCTGGAGACCGAACGCAGATCAGACAGAATTTGAGTTTATCAGAGCGCTCGCTATCGAATACTTCGTATTCGGAAGTGTTTATGTCTGGCTTTTGCCGGACGTAGACAACGAGAGCGGCTATCAGCTCAGGATCGTTCCGTCTGAATGGATCATCAGTTCCGAGTCGGAATCCGCATACAGTCCGGACACGATCAGGATCTGCAGTAAGAATGGCGGCACGGCTGTCGACATTCCAAGGTCGGAGTTCATCCAGTTCAAGACTTATTCGGCAGGGAATCCTGGCGGCTATCTCTCACCGATCTCAGCTCTGAGGAATACCCTTGAGGAACAGATCGGAAGCGGTCGCTTTAGAAAGCAGCTCTGGAAAAATTCGGGTGTGCTCAATGCACAGATCATCAGACCGAAGGATGTAGCTCCCTGGACTGAAGACCAGAAGTCCAACTTTGTTGAGGCATTCCGCGAGGCATGGTCGCAGGGCGGTTCCAAGGCAGGACGAATCCCGCTCATGGAAGATGGAATGGAGATCAAACCGTTCTCGACATCTTTCCGAGAGGCAGAGTGGGCAGAGTCGGTCAAGTTATCGCGCGAGAGCGTGGCCGCGGCATACGGAGTTAATCCTTCGTTGATCTGGCATAGTTCCACACAGACCTATGCTTCGGCAAGGGACAACGCTCGTGCTCTTTATGCTGAATGTCTCGGACCTGTCATCCAGATGTTCCAGCAGAGGATCAATGCGTTCCTGCTCCCTATGATCGGAGCGGATCGCAAGACCTATGTGGAGTTCGATCTTCAGGAGAAGCTCAAGGGTTCCTTCGAGGAACAGGCTTCCATCATGCAGACTGCGACGGGCAGACCTTGGATGACAGTAGACGAAGCAAGAGCTCATATGAATCTGCCTCAGCTCCCTGACGGACAGGGCGAAGGACTCGTCATTCCGCTCAACGTGGAAGTAAGCGGACAGGCTAATCCTGGGAATGAATATTCCTATCCGGGTTTAGATAACCAGAGCAAGAAGCTCGAGACCTGTTCGTGCAAGTCCTGCAAAGAGAAGGAAGAGATCAGGATCAAGGGACGAAGTAAGACTTCAGATGATGAGAGGGTGCAGAAAGTTCTGACAGTTTTTTTTGAGAGACAGGCGCGTTCGATAAATCCCAAGATCAGAGCCACAGATGAATGGTGGGATTCCGAGAGATGGAACGAGGAACTCGCGAAGGACTTAAATCCCATTCTTCAAGAGATAGCTGACGAACATGGAAGAGAAGCGGCAGAGCTGCTCGACTGGGAGTATGTCACGGAAATCACCGAGGCATATATCTCTGAGGCATCCGAAGCCCGTGCGACGAATATCAATGAGCAGACGAGGCGCAGACTCTTGAGAGAACTCGAAGAGGAAGAGCCGGACATCGCTCATGTCTTCGAAGTGCGCGAAAACACATCCAATGTCCTTGCCAGATCTGCGGCAACGGCGATCGCTTCCTGGGCGATCGTTGAAGCGACACATCAGGCAGTTTCTGGCGGAGCACCGAGGGTCATCGGTCGTGTAGTTGAGAAGGAATGGGTGACGGGAATCAATGCGAGACCAAGTCATGCAGCTATGAACGGCGAACGAGTTCCGATAGACGCAGATTTCTCCAACGGTCAGCACTGGCCGGGAGAGGACACAGGTGATCCGAGCGAGAGTTGTGGGTGCAACTGCTCTACGGAAGTGGTTATCTCGGCAACAGGAGGTTAAAAATGAACTACAAGATATTTACAGCGAAGGTCGACGAGGAATCCGGCAAGATAGCCGGATATTTTAGCACATACGACAAACAGCCCGATTCATACGGCGACATCATCGAACCGGGTGCATTCACCAAGACGATCGCAGACAGAGAAGCGACGGGACATCCGTTCCCGCTCTGCTTCAATCATGACTTTAGTTCCGTGATCGGAGCGGTCAACACGATCGAAGACACAGAGAAGGGACCTTATATCGAAGCTGACTTCCTTGACACTCAGTTGGCGCAGGATGTCCGCAAGATGGTCAAGTCCGGAGCGATCTGGCAGTTCTCATTCGCTTACGACGTGACAGATCACAGAGAACCCACAGAAGCCGAAAAGAAGGCGGGCATCTTCAACGTGCTCACCGGTGTGGACGTTTACGAGATCAGCGTGGTCACGGTACCCGCTAATCAGAATGCAGTCTTGACCGATGTCAAGACCGCTATCGAAGCAGAGATCAAGTCGTGCAGACGGAACAGCAAGTCTGACGAGGAGATCATCAATCAGATCATCGACCTTGCGAAGTCATTACTGACCAAGGCTAATGATACAGAGAAGACAGAGGAAGGAACCGAAGAGGCACAGCCCGAGATCAACGAGGCATCGGAGGAATTGAAGGCCAGCGGTAATTCGGAGAGAGCCAAGGCACTTCTCGACAAAATAAATTTATTCAAGGAGGTTCCTGGCAATGAAAATTAAGGAACAACTTACAGAAAAGAAGGCTGCACTCGCGGAGCTTGAGCCTCAGCTCAAGTCCGAGGAAGTCACAGACGAGACGATCGCCCAGGGCGAGGCTCTTGTATCTGAAATTGCTTCGCTCGAGGAGCAGATCGCAAAAGCTGAGAAGGCCGCAGAGGTCCTCAAGGCTATCGGCACTAAGTCCAAAGACACAAACACAGACATTACGGAGGTAAAAACTATGTCTACAATAGAAGAATTCGCTAAGAGATGCACAGAGATGGTCGATCGTAAGTCCGGCACAAGCATTCATTTTGAAAAGGCTTACAACGCAACAGTAACTGCTCCTCAGATTGCTGATATTGACAGCAGCATCGCACCTCAGAATGGCAGAACTGCTGCTGCTTCGTTCTTCACGAACGCAACTATCAGCGGCAACGCTATCACATACTTCAAGCAGGGTGCTTTCGAAACCAACAGTGGAATCAGCCCCACAGCACAGGGAAACAAGAAGCCTCAGGCTTCCACATCCTTTAGTCCGACAACACTCGCTCTATCCAAGCTCGCAGCTTACATCAAGGAGACAGACGAGATCATCGCAGATGCACCTTTCCTCGCTTCCGAGGTTCAGAACACACTCGTATATCAGCTTGGATGCGTAGAGGACAGCTTCGTCATTAATGCTATCGCTAATACTTCCGGTATCGGTGCTGCAGAATATGACGGAGTAACAGTAACATTCGCTGATGGTATCCTTGAGGCTATCCTCAAGGTAAAGGCAGACAGCGCATACGATGCTTCCGTGGTCATCCTAAATCCTGCTGATGTGTTCACTCTTCTGACGACTAAGGATTACAACAGGCAGTATTATGGCGGAGGTTACTTCACAGGTGCTTATGGTAATGGAGCTCTCTCCGTTCCTGCTGCTATCTGGGGAGTACAGATCTTCACATCTTCCGCAGTAACACAGGGTTCCGCTATCGTAGCAGCTCGCCAGGCGGTTAAGATCTGGAAGAAGGGCGGTCTCGACGTTAAGCTCTACGAGCAGAACGAGGACGATGCTCTCTACAACAGAGTGACTCTACTCGCAGAAGAGAGACTCGCATGTGCAGTCGTTGATCTCAAGGGTGTTGTTGTTCTCGAGCAGGGTTCCTGATGATTTTTCTGGGGAAGGTCCTTCGGGACCTTTCCTTTTATTTTTGAAGAAAGGAGGCTCGCGAGATGAAGATCTACGACATCAATGGAGAGCTGAGATGGTTTGCTGACGGTGAAGCACCGGAAGGAGCTGTTCTCCACTCCAAGAAAAAGGCTGCCGAGCCTGTGAAGGTTCCCGAACCTGAGATCAAGGCGAAGAAGGCGCCTGCAAATAAGTCGAGAAAGGCAGGATCTAACAAATGAGCATGTTGACTCCGTGGGGCTATACCCTTACAACAGCGACTTCTCTGACAGACTTCCTGACGACGACTGAGTTTGGTTCCTTCACGAATTCCAAATTCACGGGTGACTCGAGGGTTTCTGCGAACATTCCACCTGCGACGCGTTCCATTCAGAACTACTGCGGATGGCATATCTATCCCGCGCTCGAATGCGAGATGTGCTACAACATGAGAGATCTGAGGGACGCTTTTGTCGGCAACGATCTTTTGATTCAGCTGCCTGCAACACTGGTCAATTCCGTGACGAGCATCTTGTTGGATGCACAGAATGTCGGCGGCGAATGGACAGGTGAAGAGACGACAGACTTCGATCTCAATGCGAGCGGACTGATTCGAGTTTACGATGTCGGCTATCACGACCGCAGATCTAAGATCCGCGTCGTGTATAATGCCGGACTCGCAGAGAACCAGATGGATGTTCTGAAGGAACTCACGGCTCACAGAGTCGTGCATGCAGTTTCGAGTTCTTACGGCATCACCTCCGAGGCGGCGGGTGGCGTTTCAGTCACTTACAACGCCTCCTGGGCAGGTAACACCAGAGCGACGGCACTACCTGACGACAACAAGGAGATCCTTGCGACCTATAAAGTGAGGGGGTGTTACTAATGCTACCTTCATGGTGTTCACAGTCTATCACGAGAGTCAGACCGGGAACGAAGACCGTGCGCGGTTCAGTCGTACCAGATTGGGATTCCACCAAGGTGTCAGAGTTGACGATCACGGGCTGTTCTATTCAGCCCGCATCGACTTCGCTGTCACTTGACGGGAGAGTCCTTGGTGTCAGCGATGGGATGACGGTCTACTGTCCGGAAGGTTCTGACGTGCAAGCCGGCGATCACATCGTCGCCAATGGTCAGACCTACGAGATCCAGGGAGAGCCAAGAGTGTGGACGGGTGCATTCACACGGTCACATATACAGCTCAATCTGATCAGATGGGAGGGTTGATTTATGGCGAACGCAAGGATCGTATTCAATTCGGATGGATTTAAGCAGCTGCTTAATTCTCCCGAAGTCGAAGCACTCGTTCTCAACGAGGCACAGAAGATCGCAGACGCGGCTTCCGAAGGTCTCGAAGGGGAAGGCTTCAGAGCGCACAGCACTAAAGCTGGCACAAGATATATCGCTTTTGCAGGGACGACCGACGAAGAGTCGATTCGTGCAGAGGCGGAAAACAAAG